TATGATTCGAATGTAAAACAACAACAAGATTGTTGGATTATTAGTGATGCTTGCCGCCAGTTGCAACAAAGTCAAATTCCGTTTGTAGTATTTGTTGATCCATTGTTTGCACACTCTTATGAAAGATATATCAATTGGTTGCCTGCAGTTAACAAAGTAAATGTAACAGAATTCAATTATAGAGCGTTAATGTCTAGCCATCAGGATCACGAGATTTCGCAGCGCAATCTTCTGCTCCCAAGATTCCATTATAGTCCTGGTGAAAGCGACAAGTTTGCCAATTTTGTAATAAAAAAACTTAATCTATTAGAGGAATCTAACCCGCAATGAAAGATTTTAATTTTACAAATTCAAACGGTAACAGCTATACTGTAACGGTACCTAACGATACAACCCCCGAGCAGGCAAAAATCGTATACGAGCGGCAGCTCAACTCTGGGTTATTGAGTGCAATCGGCCCCAGGCAAGCATTAAAAGGGTTGTCTGCTATAGGAACACGGACAGCAGCCACAATAGCAGGATTAGCCACAGTGCCAATTCTACAAGCTGTGTCTGCGTCTGATGTACTAAAGCAAGGCGTAGCCAGTATCTCGATTGGATCGTTGAATACTTCGCAAGTTACAGGCCTGTTAGCACAGGCTCAATCTCTTACCGCAACAGCACGATTGGCACTGCCCTCTGGTACATCACCGCTGGCTGCTGGAATAGGCACATATGGACTGAGTCCGAGTCAACTTGAGCAGCAGGGATTTTTAAAACCTGGAACAGTAGCAACATACTTCAGTGCCGGCGTTGATCCTGATAAATTGCAAAGCTTACTTGCTAGTCCCTCGATGTGGACTGGAAAGAACGGAGTTTCCGACCTAGGCGGATTTGTTACTAACTCTAAGCTTCAAAGCGAGACCCAACAAAGCGTTATGAATGCCGGGATGTCGCAGTTGAAAAAACTAGGTGTGGTAACTGGCCTAGAATCAGCAAAGAACTTGGGCGGGTTAGTGCAAGCAGCAAGCAAGTTTGGCGCGACTGATGTAGCAGCCTGGGCAGCAGGTAAAGCTCCGGCAGGCCTTGTGGGGCAGATTAATGACGTTGCCAAGAGTGGCCAGCAAGCAGTCAACTTGGTTACTAATCAATTAAATTCATTACCGGGGATTGGCAGTGTTGCAAGTCTTGCAAAAATTCCAGCGTTAGCAGACAACCCGGCTCTAAAAACTATAACTGATCTAGCAAACGCACCTGCTATGCTAAACAAAATTCCTGGTCTTGGTAGCTTACCTACTCAGGCTACTAGCATACTAGGAGGTTCTATTGCTGGCGCAGCAGGCGCTCTGAGTGGTGCAGCTTCGAGTGCATTAAGTGGGGCCACTGGTGCTTTAAGTAGTGCAGCCTCAGGAGCACTAGGTAGCGTAACTGGTGCACTAAATGGCGCAGCCTCGAGCGCATTAGGTGGCGCAGCCAGTGCGTTGAGTAGCTTAGGTAGCACATCGGGTGCAGTCGGCAGCATTACTGGACAGTTACAAGGCGCACTAGGCGGCATCGGTGGACAAATTACAGGGGCACTTGGAAACCCAACCGCAGCGTTAACAGGCAAACTCAATAGTGCATTATCTGGAGCAATTGGTAGCGTAGGCAGTAGCCTAGGAGGAATTGTTGGAGGGCTAGGGGGATTACTTGGCGGCGCAGAAGCAGCAGCCAAGGCAGCCTTTAACCCAGCAGGAATTGTGGGCACTGTGGACAGAGCCAGTGTTGACGCAGCAGCCAAGTCAATATTAGGTGATCCAAAAATCCCGGCAATTGCGTTTGGTCCAATAGTTCGACGTTTTCTATAATAAATATTAGCATGTCGACATTCATTGGATTTAGTACTATCAATCAATACAAAAAATTCACACTACTGGATTTTGCATTGATCAAGCGGGATCTTTCAAACGCATTTAATATCCAACAGGGTGAATTACCGGGTCGGCCGGCCTACGGTACTACAATTTGGCATTATATGTTTGAAAATCAAACACGGGACACAGAAGTTGCTATACTTGCTGAAATACAACGTGTTGCCGGTCAAGACCCCAGGATTTATATTGCCAGTGCTAATTTGTATCCTCAGGAAAATGGTATATTAATTGAGGTCTTGGTACAGCTGGTACCAAATCAAACCACTGAACTTTTATCTATATTCTTTAATCAAGAGACCCGACGAGCCAGCTACGTCTAAAACTGTGTGGTTTTGACAACCATAAATACTTAAACAGACGGGCGACCATGGCTAAGACTGCACGACAAACTGCAAGAGATTATACCAGACCTATCGCGAAGCCGATTTTCAAAGTTACGACTTTGAAACATTACGAAAAAGTTTCATAGATTATCTGCGACTTTACTATCCAGAGACATTCAATGACTATATTGAATCGTCGGAATTTGTTGCCTTGCTGGACGTTATGGCATTTATGGGACAGTCGCTAGCATTCCGCAATGACTTAAACGCCCGCGAAAACTTCTTAGACACTGCCGAGCGACGTGACAGCGTGGTACGCCTGGCTAATTTGGTTAGTTATACACCCAAACGTAATCAGGCAGCGCAAGGATTCCTTAAAGTATTTTCAATTGCAACTAGCGAAAGCGTTATTGATTACAACGGCGTAAATCTCAGTAACTTAACTATTGACTGGAACGATCCAACTAATCCAAATTGGTTCGAGCAGTTCATCGCTATCGTTAATGCTTCTCTTGTTGACAGTCAAAAGTTTGGCCGACCGGCTAATGATCAAACTCTGTTGGGAATTCGAACAGACGAGTACACTCTCAATCTTGTCCCGGGTTTTTTGCCAGTGGTACCCTACACTTCTAGTGTAGATGGCATTACTATGCCTTTTGCAGCAGTGAGCGGGACCTCGCAAGGCAAAGACTATGTATACGAACCAGCTCCAAAACCCAGCGGCGCATTTAATATGCTGTACCGAAATGACCAACTAGGGTTTGGTAGTAATAATACTGGGTTTTTCTTTCTGTTCAAACAAGGTGTATTGCAAAACCAAGACTTTAACTTGGCCGAGGCATTGCCTAATCGCACAGTAAACATCAACATCGAAGGCTGTAACGATGAGGACCATTGGCTGTACAAGCTGGATGGCCTAGGCAGCATTGCTAGCGAGTGGTTATATGTGGAAAATACCTATGCGGCTGCAGTTAATCAGTTGTCGCCGGATCAACGGCAAACTTACAGCATTACCAGCAGAGCTAACGATCAGATCACACTAACATTCGGTGACGGCGTATTTGCAGAAATCCCGGTTGGGATTTTCCGTGCATATGTTCGAGCCAGCAACGGGCTTGAGTATGTTATCAATCCTGAAGAAATGCAGTCTGTAGCAATCCAAGTGAGTTATGTTAGTCGCTATGGGCGCCTGGAAACACTTACGTTAAATTGCGGCATTACTACTCCGGTAAGCAATGCCCAAAGTCGTGAAACAATCGATGAGATCAAGCAACGTGCTCCTGCACGTTACTACACTCAGAACCGTATGGTCAATGGCGAAGACTACAACAACTTCCCATTCACACAGTATAACTCAATTATCAAGAGCAAGGCAGTTGCACGTAGTTCAACCGGTACTAGTCGTTACACTGACTTGACTGACGTTACAGGCAAGTATTCTAGCACCAATATTTTTGGTAGCGACGGAGTGTTATACCGTGAAAATGTATTGCCAAGTTTTCAATTTGACTGGATAAATGTTAATGACATTGTGGATGTTCTTACACAAACTGTTGAGCCACTTTTGGGCAGCCGGAGCATCTTACAGTTTTACTACAATCCAACTAACTTTCCAAGACCTAATCTTGCTGTACTCAGCACGTCTTGGGAACAAACCACAACTGTGGTCAATCAGACCACTGGTTACTTCGAAGATAACAAAGGGTTACCGCAACCAATTGGTGGCTATACCACTAACAATTGCAAATATCTTACACAAGGTAGCTTAATCAAATTTGGCCCGCCTGCTGGTTATTATTTCAACAGTAACAATCGTTTGATTGCTGGCACACCTACTGCTCCGGGAGATAAGATAGTTATTTGGGCAACAGTAATCGCAGTCGTATTAGATGGCACAGCACAAGGGTTAGGCAACTTGCCCGACGGGATAGGTCCGGTTGCACTAAACAATTTTGTGCCTACTGGAGCATTAGCATTAGAAGTTATTCCTAAGTTTGTTGATGATCTGCCTAACACAATTCAACAACAGATACTGCAACAAGTTGAACTAGCACGTAATTTTGGACTCGGATATGATTACCTCAATGCATCTTGGTATATTATTACCAGCACAAACTTAGCAGCCGACTCGACATTTAGTCTGGCTAATGCTCAAAACACA